GGGAAATGCTTGTTCAGTGACTCCCATCCGTCTGCAGCAGGATCGGTGTAATAAACATTAGCATTGAAACGAACTTTGTTAGCAGGGCTGATTGAATCTACGCTGTCGTCATCGTCATAAGGCATAGCGGTCAGAATAACCTTGTTTGCAACAGAAGTATCGGCAGATACGCGAGCGCGCTTCCACTCACTGTTAATAATGCTACCAATATTAGCAGCAATCGTAGCAGGAGTATCACCAACTTCAGTTATATACTCGTAAGATTCTGTCCACTTGCGATAACGGTGAGGCATGTCCTTAAACGTCAGACGAACGACGATGCGCTTTCCACCATCAGCAAGCTTATTCAGGAGCAGTACATCGAGATTAGTGAAGTCAATAGTAACCTCATCTTCAGTGTCTGCGGCATAAGTCAGAGCGTTGTAGCTCTTGATGTCAGCAGCCTTAATCTCGTTAGACCACTTAATAATCGGCTGGAAGACAGTGCTACCGTTTGGACGACGGAGAGCCATGTTTTTCTTAGTTACAATACCGACCTTAATGGTGTTGATATTGCCTGCGTTAGCAGCAGTAACCTCGTACAGTTTGTTGCTAGCTACGTCAGGATCACAGTTCATAATAATAAACTTGCCAGCGTCAGCAGAAGCAACGTTCATAGCAGATGCAAATGCAGGAGCGGCATCAAGTACAGCACCAGTAGTAAGATTGCTAACAAGTACAGTGTTTACGTAATTTACCATAATTTAAATTAATTTTTTCTACTCCCCCTATATTTCAATGTCTAGACCTAACTAGCTGGGGTTTCCACGTTAAAATTATTCTTGAGTATTTACTTCATTGACAATTGTACGGTATCTCTGGTCTGCTTGATTTTCTATGTACATCTAAGCAGCCATCTTGATAATCTCGTACATTGTGTGATCCTCGAAATCCGTGTACTCAGTTCGCGGGTTATCGAGTGTTAGTTCAGTAGGCTTCCTAAGATAGCCTAAAGTATAGGATGAAATTGTATAATTCCCATCAGTAAGCAGATCGCATCCACCTTCTTTTCTAATCCTAATAGGTCTTGCTTTATGGTATTTGTAGTGAAAGTCAGTAAGACTGTTATTTATTCTATACATGAAACTATCCCTAGTACACTCGAACACACAAGTGTTCATGGGATGTCCCCCTTCTATAGAATCAATCACCACATCTTCATTAAGAGCATAAAGAAAATCGTTAGGATAAGAAACAGAAAATCTAACGAAACTTGGATTTTCACTTTGTTCTTGTTGTAAGTTGTTCCAAGTTTGTTCTTTGAAAAGTTTGATAAGATCTTCCCTACGTTTTTCAGTTTGTTCATAGCCTGTCTTATGTATAAAGTCCCCGTTTGTTCTAAGCTTAATAAACTTAGCAATGGACTAATTTAACCAAAACAAAGAATCTTCAGTAGCAGGCTTGTTTGCAGCATCGTCAAGCTTATTTATTTCACGCTCAAAGTTTGCAATCACTTCAATATTTGTCATTCTTCAGCCTCCTATTTCTTTGGTTGTTGTTTTGGTTGTGTAGCAGTAAGGTGTCTTATATACAAATCGGTTGCCCCTGCGACAAGATCATTAAAACATTCCATTGGTAATTCACATGCAGTATCAGTAAGTATACTAAATTCTGCTGGTAATTTTATATATGTAATATCTACATCGTTTATTGTAGTATATTCATCATGGATTATTTTTATTTTACCTTGCTCAAGTACTGCAACAGGATTTCTAAGTATCCTGTGCTGATCGTACGCTTGATTGATTACGGAGTTTGCCTCAGGTTGTTTAACCAATACATTCGACACTTTAGCATTCAATGCTGGGTTTTTATAATTACCAGTAATACTAGAGACAGAACGTACATATGCGTAGTAGTTATTAGGCAGTGTAAACACTGTGTTCCTAACATCTGCTGAGCCGTCTGACGCGCCATTTAGAAGCGTCTAGTGTGTTGTCAAGGTTCGTAAAAGATCTTCTATTAGAACGGCTGTACGTGATCCAGAAACCACATTGTCATTCTATCTATACAATTCGTCTATATACTGTTTCTAAAATTGATTAAGAAATGCGTATATATCTTCAGTATCAATCTTATTTTCAAGTTTAAACGTAGGCAAAATAGTTTGAAGCCTGCGCTCAACTTCTATACCGAGTTGTCTTGTTTCTTGTAATGTCATGCTTCAAGCCCTCTTGTTTGTACCTTAGCAGTAAGTCTAGTAGACTCTACATTTTCGAGAGCAAATATTACTGCAAGGGAGATTAATTCTTCTGCCATTGTATCATTCAACTCAAACGTACCGTTAAACGCGTCTGTAAACTTAGATGGCTCTTTTACATAAGTAATCTGTAATTCCCCAGGAGTTGCGTTGTAATAATTATCATATAATACAATAAGCATATCATCTTCTATATAACCAACAGCATCTTTTATCCAAGGACGGTTGACACGTGTTTGTTTAAATTTCTTTGCAATTTCATGATTAACAAGATCTACTATAGCGTCTTTACCAGACAACTTTACAACACTTGTCACATAGTATAAGAAATCTGAAGGTAAACTATATTGCATCGAATTATCAGCGAATCCTGATTGTGGGTTTGTATTCTAAGTAGACATGACAACAAGAGGTTGTATATCAGATATAGCTTTTGTATCTGCTTCAAACGGAGCTCTCCTCTAATTGTTGCCAGTAACCTTCTGTGCTATCAAGGCAAGATAGGCTTTATTAAGAATTGTAGCAATTTCGTAATTTGTAAGCGACGGATATGACGAAGTAACGTTAGCTTTGTCATATTCAATCATGAATTTTATTTTAATTTCGTTGTGCGCCATATCTCGTTGTATTGATCGTTAGATCACTTATTTTCTACTTCGTTGATAATAGAAAGCCTCAAATCTTGGTTCTTCTTGTTGTCAAGATATGCAATAGCGTCAATAAGCGAATCAGCAAACATATCTGTGCCATAGAAGTAATGTGTCTTATCTTTACGAATAACACCTTTTGCAATAGCATTCTCAAGAAGGAACTCTGTATCTTTAGACTTGTTGTTTACCCACTTATCAAAGAACTTCTTAGGATTCTTATCAACTTGATTAAACAAAGTAGATTCAACAAGTTCATTAGACATGCGATCCGCACTCATACCAAACAGTCTGAGACACTGACGCATCTGTTCGAGAGACAGCTTATCGAATTCCTTAATAGCATCACGACGCATCTTATTCTGCTTATTCTGCTCAACTGCCTCAGCCTCGCGGTTGATCAACAGATAATCTTTACCAGCATCAAGCTTATCAAGTGATGTAGCGACACGTTTGTGACCGCTAAGGAACTTAATAATCATAGCCTGACGAGGAATAGAATCGTCGAGAATAAGTGTACGTGTACCAATCTTTACTGAGAACGTAGTCCAAAAGTCAGACGTCTTAGAGAGATGTCCGTCTTCATAACCAAGAGCTTTCTCAAAATACTTCTCATCTTCTGGGGTGAGACCCGTATATATCGACCCAGAACGTGTATAATATGGGGCAATGTAATCAAAACAGTTCTTATATTTGATCAGCCCGATCCAGGGATTCTTCTTTTTAATCTTAAGTTCAACTACCATAATTTACATTAGTATGTTGAGTATCGAACAGGGGGCCTTTCGACCCCCGTCGAATACTTATATTTTTGATATGTGCATTAAATACCGCTATTAGCGATCTCAGTATCCTCTGCGTCGCAGTACAGAATACCACAAGACAGCGGGTTACGTACGATGATACCAACTTCACCAAGGAAGTGAACCTGATAACCATCACGGCTATTAGAACGGAGTGTGTTAATGCTGTTTGCGTAGCCATTAGGAGCTACAGAACCGCCAGTGTACCACTGAACGAATTCACGACCCTTACGACAAACCTTAACGATGTTAGACTGACCGTCGAAGTTGCTAATGTTAACAAACAGGAACGTGTAAGACATCAAAGGCTTACCAGTCAGCGGGTGAAGCTGACGGAACATTTCCATATTGTCGAACATAGGACAACGCTTCAGAGACAGCGTAATACCATTAGTCATGTTGTAAGTAGTGAACTGACCACCGAGAGTCAGGTTCTGACCACTACCAGTAACGAATACATTATCGCACAGGTTGAAGCTAGCAACCTTCTCCTTCAGGATACGATCGAACTCACGAATACCCATCTCACCGGTCAGAGCAACGAACTTACGCTCGTTAGTACCGAGGATGTTGTAGCAGAGGTCGAACAGATAATCCTCAAACAGCTCAGCTGTCAGCTTGGTGTAGTAACGAATGTTAGCCGGGCTAATCTGCTCGAACAGACCAGACATCGTGGGAACAGGACGTCCGTTTGTACCCTTATTGATATAAGTACCATCGCTCAGACGGTTGCTCTTAGAGAAGAGCAGAGCGGTTTCCTCACGCTTCTTCCACTCACGCAGAGCCTTCCAGTACTGATAGTCAGACCACAGATAAGACTTCTTACCAGTCTCAGGATCAGTCAGAGCGATAGCAAGTACGGTGCTGTAAGCATCACCAGTGATATCGTAGGTCAGACGGAGATTCTGCAGATGGTTGCGCATCTTAAATGGAGTCTGATAGTTGATGATATCAGCCTCGTCACTGTACTCCTCGTAAGCAGAACCGATACGGCTTACCTGAC